AAAACCTAGTATTGAACTTGTTCCAGTTGTGCTACCAATTTGGTACGCACCACCTTCTCTAGTTCCATAAGTAGTCTCTGTTCCTGTTGTGGAATTAACTCGGTAAGTTATAAAACCGTTTTTGGACCTGACTGGTCCAGTAAAACTTGATTTTGCCATAATTTAGTCTCCTAAATAAATCTATAGTCTTGGCAAGTCTGCTAGGGCAGTCTATAGACATTAAAAAAATCCCTAGAAATATAGGGTGGCTATAACACCACCCTATAATTATTACGCTCCTGGCGAGCCAAATATGCCTCTCCAGTCGCTCCAACCAAAGCTATAACGTTCTCTCGCCTTGTATCTAACATTTCCAGTTTCAAAGTCACCTTCCATGTTTGTGGATACAGGGGTACGAACAAAATGCTTCAGACCATTGGGTACGTCAGTTTTGACGAACCATGCATCAGTATCTGTCAGATAATGATTTACTGCGTATCCTTCTGAGACCATTCCCATGTTACGGATCGCATTAATATCGTTATCGGCAGTACCGACACGTCCTGGTGTTTCTAAGAGTCTGTCAGCTACAAATTGCAACGCGGCTGGAATTATTAATTTCCTAGCCATCGCATTGATCTTAAGATCTCTTTCATCTTTAAAAGCACTGATATCAATTAGTGCTTGTTCCAATGAAGTTTCGTTAAGATCAGCAGATGTAGATAACTCGTTCTTCATGTCTACATTACCTACAGTTGGGTGATCGGTGGTCAAGAGAGCCTTACCGTCTCCTCCAACATAAGATGAACTAAAGCCGTTGTTTAAAACGTTAGCCGCTTTAACTTGCTTGCTTTGTTGCATCGAACGTGCTAAGGCTTTCGTGTATCGAGAAGAAAGTGTATCGTAGAGGTTATCTTCGATTGCTTCTTCTGTTAACGAGAAAGCTAAAGCTACTGTATCATGTGTATAACGAGCCGTCCACGCTTCCTGTGCAAAATCATAGACAACGGGTGCACCTTCTCCCTTAACGGGAGCCTCACTAAACCCAGTTAACATCACTTCTTCCTCAAAAGCTCTTTCAGAACTTTCTGTGTCAAAAATGTCTTCATGCTCACTGTTATAACGCTCATATTCCAAACCAAAGAGCGCATGGAGTCCAGGTACTAACTCTTTGACGAGTTGTGCTCTGTTAATTGCCATTTCTTATCTCCTTAAGTTAGACTGCGAACGTTGAAGTAGGGAATGTGAAATAAGCTCTTGCCGAAGCCCCAATTGAATTACTGGGGTCTAAGTTAAAGCCTACACACAGTGCTATTCCACTCGAAGTAGTTGCTGTTACACCCTCTTTCGATCTGCCGTTCGTTGTAGAACCTGCTGTCGTTGAGAGAGTGTACTTGGTGCCAATAAAACTTACCGCAGGGGTTCCTGCAGTAAATTGTGCTTCATATATAATCGCTGGATCGCGATATACATAAGCAATAGCATCATCACTACCTTGAGTAGCCGTATCTGCTGTCCATATTTTAGAAAACGTAGGGGTCCCGTCAGACGCATTATATTGGACACCATAAAAAACTCCTGCTGGGGTACTTGTCGCCGTGCCTTGAATGACATAACCACTGGACAACGTCACTACATCACCTGAAAAGATGGATGCATTAGTTGCGCTTGCGATTCTCATTCTTGCAGCCCGAATTGTACCACCATACATATGTTTAGCTGGTGTAAATCCATCAGGGGCATCTGTATTTGCCATAATTTACTCCTTTGTAAATATAGTGTTAATCATCGTCGGAATTAATCCTACTACCAAATTCGACCTTAGATGACCTATCGATGTCTCCACCTTTTAACGGCATCTTAGGGTCGCTTTCTCGCATAAAGTTGTGATCCACACCTTCCATTTGCGTTCGGGATTGCTCATTAAAATAAGCACTCCTTTCCGCCACTGTCTCTAGTGGAACTTTAGCGAGAATTAATCCTCCAACCCCTATAACTCCTGCATGTATTCCGTTCTCAACAGTTGGAGCTTGAAACTCAGGATAATCTTCTGCTCTCACAGGTTCATAACCTTCTCGAATACGTTTTGACATATTCGATTTGTCATCATTTCCTCTTGTTGATTCACGGATCCATCTGAATGCATATCCAGAGGGTGCGTTGGGTGCGTCTAACATAGACGGGGGTTGCCAAGGTTTTCTGCGAGTTTGAGTTTCTCGGGTCTCGGCAGAACGCGAGTTACGTTCTGTAGTGACTTCTGTATCAATTGTTTCTGTCATTTTTATACTCCTGGTTCGACATGCTTAGCATATTCTTCTAGTGGCACATTTAGTCTTTTCGCTATTGCGACTTGACTAGGTGTCAGCTTTACTTTGCGTGCGTTCTTTTTACCTGTAGCCCCACGGCTTGAAGCAGCAACCTGTTGCACGGGTCTAGATTGCTCGTTGGAAAACTTTTGTGGAAAATATTCTTGCATACGACTATCTACTTGAACATAGTAATCGTCTGAAGAAGGATCCATTCCCAGCTCCACCAATTCTTTATGAATTCCAAATGCTGCAAAAGTCATGGCTTGATCATCTCCAAACCATTTGTTTTTGGAAGCCCACTCTTCAGCTTTTGGATCGGGGGCAGGGGGAGATTGAGACTGACTAGGGACTTGGGCAGCTTGTTGCTCAACCCGTTGTTGTCGTAATTGCTGCTGCGCTGATAACCGTTTAAGGTTCTCAGATTCAGCTGCCGATCGAGAAAGATTCTCGGTTGCGGTTGCAATTGCATCACCATCTCCTAATTCTTGAGCGTCTTTTAAATTACTTTTCGCTCTTTCAACATCAGATTGTATCCTATTATCGTACTCTTTGAAAAGGGAAGAATCGGAATTCTTTAATTTTTCTTTTAGTTGAGAATTATCCGTATGTATACTTTGAGCATAAGTAACGGCTTCATCTCGCTGTCTTTCTGCTTCTCGCATCTTATACGTTAGCTTATCTATCCGTTTTTGTACGGAGTCACTAACCTTATCTAATTCATCTTCTTCGACAGGGATTGCTTCAACTACTTCAGGTTCCTTCTCAGGAACAGTTTTAATTGAATCATCCACGTCTGCTGCGTGTATATCAACTTCGCCTTCGGGAAGTTCTAGTTCTATTTGTTCTGCTTCTTCTTGCATGGTGTCTCCATGATTAGTTATGATAAAATATCTTCGGGATTATTAATTATGGCTAAGACCTCATCGTCATTTAAAAGACGCATATCGCCGCCTTCTATTTTAAAACGAGCCCCAGCATAACGCCCAAAGATTACCCAATCGCCCTTTTTACACCAAGCTCCATCAGGAAACTTACGAGAATCTCCATAAGCGTCAGGTCCAAGCGCAATCACATAACCAACGACTGTGGCAATACGTTCTCTGTCCACAGTTTCTTTAGCTAAGTGTATGCCGCTCTTTGTAACTCCTGGCATTGTAAAAGGTAAAATTAAAATACGATACCCCGTAGGACGAGGTAACTTATCTACGTGCGAGTCTAAATTTTCAGGAGTAATGATAGGTTGTTCATCATCACTTCCAAAGTTTGCTACTCGAGTTGGAACAGTTTCAGTCATCGGCATCCTCCATGTTGGATTGTAAGGTTTGAATTTCCTGTTCAGCGAAACTCAAACCTGCTATTTCACCCACTACCCTATGGTATTGTTCAAAATCTTGAATACTACCTGCGGCTAGTGTTTGTGCGAGAGCTTCTTTCCTCTCTCGATATTTACGCAGCAAATGCTCCGTTGCAAGGATATAGTCCATTAATTACTTAATATATCTATACCAAAGAAGTCCTTTAGTTTGACCGTAAGCGGCTTTGACTTTCGCCTTTTCGCCTACAACGTCACCCTCTGAATTAGTAATCACTTCTCCCGCTTTAACAGTCTTAGCTTGAGCAAATCCCTTGCCCGACGGCGTCGGAACTTTAGGATCTGGTCTATTCGTCTGTTTAGACGGTGAAGGATATTTATCATTGTCATAATAATTATTCATTATTTTCTCCTTTTTGTTTTACGTTTGTTTTAACCCTTTCCTTTCCGAGTTACTTTCTTTCCCTTTTTCTTGGCATAGGTTGCAGCCGCTTTTCTGCCTTTTGTACTGTACGAAAAATGTTTTTTACCTACCTTTGGCATAATTTACTCCTTTTCTCTACTTTCCCGAACTGTTTTAACCAGTTCGGTATAGTTCTTTTCAACGTCGCGTTTATTCCGCATCTCTAATTCTTGTAAATCAATCGCGGCTTTCGTGTCTTCTACCCTTTCTTTAGAGTCCAGTTTCTCACGCTCAATCTGCGCGTCTAAATCAGCCTTCATTAACTCGGTTTCTTTATTACGCACGTCTTCCATCTCTTTCTGAGATAATTGTTCTTTTTCTAATTGCAGTTGCTCTTCAAACATTTGTCTTTGTGGATCAGGTGTTTGCATGGCTTCCGCTAAGGCTTGTTCTTGTCCCGTTACCTGTTGTGTCGCTTCCGCTGCGGCTATGGAGATTTGACTTTCCACTTCAGGAGGAATAGGTTGTCCAGGAGGTGGAAGTTGCATTCCCTGCTGTGCCAGAATGCCTTCAATCTGAATTCTATACTTCAAGGCGTTATGCTGTTGAATGTGGGCTTGAAGTGCCGCACCCGCTTCGGGGTTTTCTGCGGTATTTGGATTTTGCAAAAAAGCTACGTGCGCTGCAATATGCGCATCGTGGTTCTGTTGCGGAAACGCCTGTAGTGGAGACTGTAATAAAGAATTCATATTTTCTTGTACAGGATCCGTGGGAACTGCTTGCGCCTCGGGAAGAAGAATCGCGTCAATGTCTTTTATGTTTAACGCCAAGTACATTTTACGATAAGCCTCGCGTAAGTCGTGTAATTCAGGTGCAGACTGCGCCATTTGTAATTGTGTTTGCGCCAAGGTGATCCTTTGCGTCATGCTAAAGATATT